ACAATTACGGCTCCAACTGGCTTTTGTTTTTTAGTCATTAGATTGGTGACAAGCCTTGTTGGGGGGATTACTGGATGTCAATTGTTTGAGTATTGTTGCGGCATCTCGGAGTGAGACATCCTCATTTTCCATCATCTCTGCCAATACTTGCATGGAATCTATTCTTTCAATTAGGTGATGGAGATAGCTGATTAGATCCAACTGTTCATCTCGCAAGTTTTGTGCATACCATCCTGCACCAGCAGTCCAGAAATCTGTTCTGTGTTCTGCTTGGCCTTTACGATATTTCTCTAACCCTGCTGAACCAGCTTTGCTCCATATCTCAAAAGCATCTTGTTCAGCATTCATATTACTTCTTTGGCTTACGCTTTGTTTTCTTTGTACCGTAACTGACTCTTGCTTCTCGCATTGTGGAGACGTTTGTTTTGGCATTGGGTGATGTGGTTGTTTTATTCATGTCTTAAATCTAGTCCATACTTGATTCGGACTTATGTATCCGAGAACATTACAGACATGGCAAGGACTTTTATTACAATCTTTCAAGTCCGTTAGACACTCTGGACAATACCCATTAATAAAAGCAATCTTACCTACCAACCATCTCCAAAGAGATTTTAGAAAGTCATGTGCATTACTTGGCATGAACAATCGGCTCCGTTTTTATCAGCTTCATCAATGTCAGCAAAAATAACAGAGTTGTTGAATTTGTCCATTGTAGTAAGCATCCATTCCATTGAGTTACGATACTGACCATACTCTGGTTGGAACATACCACTAATCACAATGTTTTTGTCAGGGATACGGATCAGATTGGTAGCACCAGTTGCTTCCATCTCTTTGGGAACAACGATGATATTGGCGAGTTTTTCTAGTTTCTTAAATGATTCCGAATCAATGCCACTACGACAAACCATCAAGTTCTCTTTGTCTAGGACATGGATACAGCAATCCAAGTGGTAGAGATCATCACTCACCATTCGCATAGGTATGATTTCGATACCACCCTTTTTGGAAATCCATTCTTGGGCTTTCCAATCGGAGAATTTTCCATAGCCGCCAAAATACGTTTTGTCTTTCCAGTGTTTTGTTTCAGCTTCGCCTTCCCAATAGTGAGGAGGTTGGAGAACTGTGTAACCCATCTTCTCAAAGAATCTGCGACCAGGTTCTTCTTCGATGGTTCTACCAGGGGCAGACATCTTGGCAAGGAAGATAAACGGATCTACAGATAGTCCAAGGTTAGCAACAAAGTGTTGATCTTGTGCCCCTTTGGTAGGAGGAAGCTCAATGACTTTAACACCGAGAGCAGTAATGAGTCTCTTGATGCGAGCGTACTGACGCATGGCACGTTCAGTATCAATTTTCTGACCTTTCATGAACTTGTTGTTCGGGATAGCCGTGGACAAGTATTTTGGGGGACACATGAGGAAATTTGGTTTCCGCTTGTATTGACCGCCACCGAATGAAGTAACTTCTGATTTACCTATGAGGCTAGAGACGGAAGAATCAACTTTTCCATTGAGAACAGATGGGATGATTGAACCGTTTCTAAATTCTTGGGGAGAAAACTTCATAGGATATCGGAGTATGAACTACATATAAGTCAGAGTCAATGGTATATGCTTCCAACACCAGAGGAAGGCTTCAAGACATAGTTCGCCCATTACAGGCTAAACTATGCCATTTACTTCCACATACCGTCGGAAAGGATCATTAGCACACCATTACTGGAACATGGAATTGCAGAAGGAATGAGGCTGTAAACTGCTCAAGCTCCCATGTCGTCACACTCTTATCAAACTACCCCGCAAAATCTTCAAGGGTAGAAACCTTTGGTGTTCTCGCCTAGATTGGGTGCGTCAGCATTAGACTCCCTCTCATGTGTATGTCTCAACACCGATCCAGCGAGGATTTCGATGTTGGGTATCTTTTGTGAAAATATGCTTGCTGTTTTGATATGTCAACACCATATTCAAATTGTTGGGTATCTTTTTAACCCCATTCTTTGTACGCACAGGGGATGGGGTTATTTTTTAGAACCCATCTTCATCCGTCCCTTTGCCACCATATCCCCATTCATCATCCTCAATTTTTTCTTGGGTAGTTCCTTTGCTATGGATCAATCGGTTTTCCCAATCGCTGATTTCCTGGATGTCTAAAGAAACTGTCTCTTCCTCAAACGCAAATTCAAGTCCTGCCCTGCGGAGCATCTGGACAGCATAGGTCAATGAGTCAGCCAAATCGGGCGACTTCTTCAAACGATGCTTCATGTCGAGTTTCTTCTCGACTGCCACCTTCCTTCCCTTGTGGTAATAAAGACGACTACAAAGCTCGTTTACGACCTTGGAATGGGCATCTACGTCAATACCAACCAATGATCTGGTAGAGAATGCCGTGTGAACAGCAAACCAGTATTCCGTAACCAATCTATCGTATGCTTCTTTGCAAGTACGCTTATCAAGATTGCTAATCCTACGCTCTGTCGGCATACCCATTGATGAAATGGGGAATACAAACATAGCCTCTGGATGGAATTTGCTCCATTCAATGATGATTGCTCTCATCATCTTTCCACCATCACCAGAAATATCCAATCCAAAGTCCCTTGGATGGACACCAAATTCAATACAATCCTTTACCAACTGCATTGCTATGGATTCTTCAAAGACATCACCTACGCTAGACTCATATTCTCTAGTTCCGAGATAAAAACCTACGTTACGACCAGTATCATTTTGCCCTAATCTGCAAAAAGATGCCGCACATCTATCTCCACCAGCAGTAAATGCAGGGTCAAATCCACAAACAACCCTAGTTCTGCCACTCCAAACGGGTTCAAAGTTCAAATCGCATCCAGCAATGAATGCTTTTGAGAAAATTGTAAGTTCTACAGAGTTATCAGGCCACCATCCATAGACATTTCGCCAATATTCTAGGGCATTTTTGTTTCCGTAGCATCGTTTTAGTGTTGCCGCTTCACCTTCAACGGTAAGGAAACGATCAAATGGGGGAATTTCCGCATCAGGAACCTTAAAGTTTGGGCTATCTTCACCAGAAAGATGCAACGCTACGCCAGTACGAGTCCTCCACTTCTTTGTGTAACGATTTACGGCATCCCATTCCATAGGATCGTCTGGTTGACATAACTCCGTATGGGGATTGTTGGCAGTAGCGGCTGGGTTTGCCATGCCACCAAAAATAAAGTCTGGATTTGCTCCAAGGTTTACCCTGGTATCCAATGCATAGAGATCCATTTCAGCCAATTCGTCCAAAAATAACCGCATTCTGGCATTCTTACGTCCTCTAGTATTCTCTACGGCTCGTTTTCCCTCTCCACCTTTAGGAAATGCCAATGCTTTGATAGCATTTGTATAGTCTCGTTCCGTATCACGGGTATCAATCGACTCAAAAACAATCATTCTTCGGTACTCAACCAGATTTCCAATGGTTGCAGTCTTGTATTGGGCTTGAATATTACGCATTGCTACCCTGTAAAGGGTGCAAACTTTACCCCACAGACGGTCTTCAGATGCATCCAAAGAGGTAGATGCAACGTATGTTGAGGTAACTGTGGGAGCTGAAATCCAATCCATCACGATACAAGCCGCCACAGAAAACGTCTTTCCGCTGGATGCACACCCTGCAATTCCCCAATCATTCTCGTTGCAGAACAAATCAATAATGTCTAGGGCATAATTATTCGGGATGCCTTGCGAATGGAGTAACACATCGTTGCCATAAATAAGATTAAAGCAATTAACCATATGTTGAGCGGGATTTTTAAGGTCAGTATCCTCAATTCTTATTCCTCGTTTAATCCTTTCTCGCCTTCCAAATTCTCCACGGGTTAATGCATAGCAAGAAAGCTCACGAACAAACTGTGGAACAGTCTCTAAATATGGGATGCCATATGTTGTGTCTTTTGGTGCATCCAAAACCAATCCGTTATATTCCATGTGGATTAACTATTGACAAAAATATAAAAAGAATGCAAATCATTTGAGCTACATGAGACTAAAAGACCGCAACGGCCCAATCCCTAGTGGACTCTGGTATGAGTACAGCGATGACAAAGGAACTAAATATCGTGTCAATGGAATGGAGATGACTTATGGCAGACAATTCTCCAATAAAGTTGCCAGTGACATGAAAAATAACAATGTGGAAGTGCCAGATAATTTAGATTACTTGATCGAACAACAAATTTGTGGGAGAATCCCAGGTCAATACTGTTGGCAAGAAGCTGGCGACAAGGTAGCTAATGTAATTCATACGTTTGCCAACCTTGGTGATCGTGTTGCGGCAACACTTGGGGTTCAAACGAACCTTGAACAAGCCGCAAGGGGTTGCACCGCTTGTCAGAAACGCAGACAAGCAATGAACCAAACACTAGGCTAAAATGGCAAAAACAAAAAGAATTGTAAATCGTGAGGGTGTCTCCAGTTGGGGTTTTAATACCATCAACTCCAATGGTGTAGCACCTACTAGCCGTGTCCAAACAGCCAATGATGCATTTACAATTTGTTGGAATCTTCGATTAGACAATGCTGGTCGTGAACGTAAGTGGGGACGTATCTACAAATGTTATAAAGGTTTCCCTCCCACAGACTATAGTCAGGTAGCATCAAGGCAGATGCAGGGACAGAGCAATGTTCCGTTCCGTCAAATGAAATTCATCGTTGATAACCAAAAGTCCAGTTTTGTGGACATGGTTATGGAGCGAAATACAGCCGCAAATATCACAACCAAAATTGGTAACCCTACCGAAAAGAAAATATGGAGTGATATTATCAGTGTGGGATTTGATCGGATGCTCCGTTCTTGGCCTTCCTATAACTACAATGTTGAGTTGGATGTTGAGGAGATGAGTTTGTATGGAAAAGGATTTGAGATTGCTGAAGATAGGGATGGATGGCCCACAAAGAGTTTCCATAACTCCAATGTCTTGATTCCTGATAAAACATATGCCGATCTTACCAACTTGGGTGAGCTTTGCATTAAACGTAGCTATACGCCACTTGAGTTTTGGCTCAAAATTACTGGTGGAGAAGAAGATCCAGTAAAAGCAGAAGCACACGCAACCGAAATGGGTTGGAACTTCTGGGCTTGTGTAGATGCACTACGGATGTTCACGACCAACTATCGTAATACTTATACCAATACGGAATGGTTGAGGGACGTTGCCTCTGGCAACATGAATCTTTCCCGTTTGTACACTCTCCGCATTGAGTTGTATGAACTCTACATCATGGAGTTTAACGGATCTATCTCCAAGATGCTTCTTCTCCAAAACTATGGAGGTCTTGTACTTGGCTACAAAGAAAATGGTCGTAAGGATCTTACGGAAGAAGAATATCGTGATCAGACAGGGTTCCTTTATTACAAAAAAGATTGGGTAGAAAAGGATGAGAATGGTTGGGAGGACATCATTGCCCCAATGACTGACTCAACTGGTTCTGGTATTTGGCATGAGATCCAGGGTCTTGCTGAAGCTATCTTTATCCAATGCAGAGCTTACGACATCCACATGAATCGTTTCATGGATGCCGTAGATTGGAATACTCGTTTGATGTTCAAGGGTGGTTCTGCTGAATCAACCAAGAAGCTCAAGCAGATGGAGTGGATGCCATTCATGGTTCTTCCTCAAGATGTCGAACCACAACAAGTTTCCGTAAACATCCCATTCAACGAGGTGCTTTCTGGTATTCAGTTTTACCAAGCTGATCTTTATCGTGGAATTGGTGCATACAATATTGGCAATTATTCCAAGACAGGGAAAGCTAGGACGAAAGCTGAATCCCAAATGGATGCCGCTGAAAGTGCCAAGCTCCAAGGTACTCAAATTCGTAGGTTCAATGACAACCAGACTCGCTGGCTGAAGCTCCTCTACAAACGCATGAGCCGCACGACCAAGGGTGGCTATGGTTACAAACTCAAGCAAAAGTTTGTTGATTTCATGGAGGAAAACAATGTTCCAGCAGAAGCATGGAAATGGGAAAACATTGAGAACCTTGAATCCAATATGCTTTCTGGTTCTGGTAGCCCATCATACAAACTGATGGCGGCACAGCAGACTGTTTCACTCACAGGAATGACTCCTATGAATGATGGTCAGGCAAATGCTATTGCTGATGCGATTGCCGCATTAAATGGTCGCCAAAATGTTAACCGTTACTTCCAGCACACCAAGGTTGAGATCCCTGATGAGCAAGGAATCATCTCAATGGAGAACATTGGTATGACTGATCCAAAAGGTAATGCCGCTAACTTTAGGGTGTATCCAGATCAGAACCATGTGGAGCATTTCAAGGGTCATATCCAAGATGCCGCCGCATCTATGCAGGAAGCACAACAAGCCTTGCAGAGTGCTGGCGTTAATCCTCAAGCACCTACCCGTGGTCAAGTTGCCAACAATATGTCAGAGGAAGCTATTGATCTTATCAAAGACATCTACGCTTGCCTCATCCGATTCAAAGGCCCACACCTTACTGCTCACCTTGGATTCATACAGAAAGATCCTTACAAGAAACAGATTGCCAAAGAATTTGGTCAACAGATGCAACAGCTTCAACGTGGAACTGATGAACTTGG